CGGGCACCCGAACGGCTTCCCCATAGACCGCGAAGGGTGCGCCGGGGGCTTCGCGCAGAACGTGATAGGCCGTCACTTCGTCGCCCGCGTCGAATTCGATCCCTGCCACGATCCGCCGCCCGCCGCCAAGATCGACGGTCTTCGAGGGGTCAACCTGATCTGCGGGCAGGACGCGCAACCGCAACCCACCATCGGCGGGTATGACGATCTGCAAAAAGGCTTCACCGTCCCGCACCAAGGCGCGCGCAACCTGCATCATGAACCGTGCTACAATATCCTCGAACCGATTATTCAGGCGGCGGGCGGTGGCCTCGTCCGGGTGCTGCGAGCGCGCCTGCCAGCCCTTCCCGACAAGCGCCGCCACCCAACATTCCACGATACGGTAGCCAAAGGGCGTGTTCACATACGCCGCCGCCGCGCGCGCCTGGGTAGCGCCCCGTGCCGCGTGAATCGACTGTAGCGGGGCGGGCAGGACAGCCGCGCCCTGCCAGCGCCGCCCGCCGCCGCCCGCTTCGATCTGGCGTTTCTGCTCCACCACCATCTCGCGGCGGACAAGGGTATTGAAGCTGTGACGGATGCGGGAAAGGACGCTCATTCCCACAAGTCCCGCATCAACGCGCGGCGCTTCAATTCCGCATCTTTGAACCATTCGGGATAGCCGGTCAGGTCTTCGGGAACAGAGTGAACCTCGCCTTCCGGCAATCCACGGTCTCTTGCCTCTGTAAACACGTCACGGGCGATTCCTGTTGCAGAGACAGCTTGAATTCCTGTGACGTGCGCATTAGGCGGAAAGTCGGACAAAAACACTTTCGCCTTATCGGCAATGTCGCACCAGCGCCCCGCGACAACCGTTCTTTTGTCCCAGTCTTCCGGCGCATCCGGCCAGTCGTAGCGGACCAGGGCAACCCAAAGCTCATCGTCACCCGAATAGGCAAAGGGGTCGATGGGATGCAGGGCGTCAAGTGCGCGGCTCGCAAGATAGCTCGCGCTATTGGCGTCGGTGCCAGATGCTGCCACAAGCAAAACCTTGAGGGAAAAAGCGTTCTCAATGGTGTAGTCCGACCAGCTTGGCGCGCTGATCGGGAAAGGTATAAATTCCCGTTGCGAAAAGTTGTCGAATGCCTTATATGCGCAACCGGTGATGGTCAATAATGCTTTGCGTTTCATATCGGAAATCCTCATGTTTAGGTTTTATACCGCAGATCGAAAGTTTGGGCAACATATTTCGCCACTTTTCTTGAGTATCATGTCTGATCACGAAAACCCCGGCGGAAGCCCGTCTTGCCCGCTGGCAGACCGCCACAGCGCCAGCTTGGGCGCGTTCTCGAACGAACGGCTCTCCTCCAGATAATCTTCGCTGCCATAGACCCAACCGGGGCCTGATGACTGCCAGATCACATGCGCCAGACCGGCCACGCCCGCCATCGAGGTTGCGCGGGTGGTCATCATGGCGGTAAACGCCGCGTCTTCGCGCCGCGCCGCTGCCAGACTTTCTGGAAAATCCCAGTTGCCGTTTCCCGGCAAATTCTCGTAACGCTGCCACTCGCGCTTCGCCGCGACCCACTCGTGATAGATCGGCAGGATCGGGTCATCCGCCAAGCCTGCCCTTGCGACGAACGGCAAGGCCAGCAGGCCGGGGGTGGCAATCAGCAGCTTGCGACGGGACAAGGTGGGGCCGTTCGCGCAGGCGCGGTTTTTGGTCATTGCTTTGACTCCTGTGTGTGGTATTGTTCCAAAAAGTAATATAGGGCATGTTTCAAAATGGAACAAGAGGGAATCTCGAAAGCTCAAGTTCGCGCCGCTCGCGCGCTTCTGGGATTGTCTCAATCTGATTTGGCCAAATGCGCCGGATTCAGCTCAATGACTGTCAAGCGCGCCGAAGGCGTCGGTTTGCCCTACCCGTCAAGCGATACCATTGCCGCTATCCGCGCTGCCCTCGAGGCCGCAGGCGTGATCTTCGTGGCCGGGAACGGTGAGGGTGCCGGGGTGCGGCTGCGAAAGCCTTGATGCGCGCCACGCCCTCGAAAGGATAGGCCGCGCGCTCTCGGGGTTTGCCCACTTTCCGAGTAACGGGGTTGCTGTTCGGGTGCCGATTTCCCAGGGCGCAACCTGCCCAACCTCATTTTTGCATCCAGGCGGATTGCAGCACCGGGCCGGGGCGGGCCGCAGGGCTTGCTATCTGTGCCAACTCGCAGCGCCGCCGCGCAAAGTCCACCGTCACCAGCGCCCGCGCCGCCGTGGCATAGACCAGGCAATCAAGCGCCTCGGCGCGCCGCCCTGGGATACGCTCGAAACTGCGCACCGGCTGGCCTTGGCGGTATCGCAGCACCGCCCGCTCGGATGCCACCTGTTCGAACCAGACGCGCGGCAACTCGGCGGAAAACCGGATCAGGCCACGCCGGGACAGCCGCGCGAAAAGCTGCGTCTTGGCGGTATCGACACCCACGATCCACAGCCGCCCGCCCGATTTGGTCTTGCTTTTGGCGGACTCGATCAAGGGCCGGTTGCCGCCCGCGCCCTTGATTGCGACGATCTTCGCCCGCGTCCGGGGCCGGGTGAACGCCACAACCCGCTCCATCGTGGTTCCATCGCCCGCGTCCAGTGCCGCCGCGTCAAGTCCGATGCGCCCGCCCAAGGCATGAGGCCAGCGCCGCCGCAACAGATCGTCAAGCTCGGTCCAGGTGTCGGGGTCGTCCCATGCGCCCCAGATCACCTCATGCCCCAGCACATAGCACAGCCCGCCCTCAGCCCAGCCGGTAAAGGTAACTTCAAGCCGGTCGTGCTGCACGTCGCAGCCCGCCGTCATCACCAGCACCTCGGCGGGCACTGCGGCAAGGCCGAACACTTCGCCGCGCGATGCAAGCTCGTCGTCCGCCAATTCTTCGCCGCCGCCGTGCCAGCCTTGGCCAAGGATCGTGTTGACAAAAGTTTGCAAGGTCGCGGGGTCGTTCTTTGCGGTCAGAAATTCAGCGGCCAGCTTCGACCAGGATGCATTGGCGTGAAGGCTGACCAGGGCATTGAGCCGAAAGCCCGCATGGCCTTTGACGTGGGGCTGCGTTGCCCGCCATTGCCCACCCTCGACCATTGCCGTCTTGTGCGCCTCGGCCACCTCGGCGCTGCAATGCGGGCACTGCCAGCGGGCCGATTCCGGTGCGCCTTCGTCCCAGATGATTTGCTCCCACTGCACTTCCGACAATGCCCCGCACTCGGGGCAGGGAACCTCGAAGATACGCGCGTCGGACTGGCGATAAGCGCGCAGCACATGGCTTGTGTCGTCATGCACCGGGGTCGATCCAAGCACGATCTTTCGATCCGGGAAGGATAATGTGCGGCGTTCGGCAAGCAGGATCGGCGAACCCTCGGCGGTGTTTTCCATCGCGTCCACCTCGTCCATCAGCAGGACGCGGGTGTTGTGGCTGCGCAAATTCCGGGGCGATTTTGCCGCCACAACCTTCAACGATCCACCAGGGAAGCGCCGCGACATAAGAGTGTTGCGCCCCGCCTCGTCCAGATCGCCCGACAGCACCGATGCGACAGCCGGCGAGGCTGCAAAGATCGGCTCCACGTCCGACACCATGAAGTCACGGCAGTCCGATTCGGTCGGGCGGACACACAAGATCGGCGAAGGATCATTGGCCACGAAACCCGCAATCGCCGAGGTCAACAGGGTCGTGAAACCAACCCGAACCGGCTTCACCAGCGTGACACGCTCCACCAGCGGGTCGCCTATGGCGTCTGCTATCTCGCGCTGAAATGGCCACAGCCGAACCGGCCCCGGCAGGCTCGACACGCCATCGGGCAACACCAGCTCCCGTTCGATCCACTCCGACAGCCGCAACCGGGGCGGCGGCAACAGGGCGCGCAGCGCGCGGCGGCGAATGTCCTCAATCAGCGCCATGAGCAAGATCCTCAAGCGCCGCGCGCAGCTCGAGTTCAATCGCCGCCAAGTCCGCAAGGCTCAGGGTCGGTTGCGCCGCCCTGACGCGCGACGGAACCGCCAGAACCTTCGAGCGCACCGCGCGCAGCACTTCGGCCCATGCCCGCTCCACCTCTGCGGCGGGCACATGGTCACGGCGCAGAATGGCGTTTTTCAGCGACTGCGCGTCGGCTTGTTCCTTTGCCAGCCGCGCCCGCTCGCCGGTCAGGCTTGCCGCGCGGTCAGGATCGCCCCAGCCCGCCGCAACACCGCGAAGATGCTGCACATACGCCCGCACCGTCGCCTCAAGGTCGTAAGCGTCGTGGCCGAGGTGAACCGCAAGCCCGCGTTGCTTGAGGCCGGTCAAAGCGCCCGCAGACAGGTCGAGAAGCTCGCAAAGGTCCTTGCCCCCGATGCGATGCACCTTGTTTCCGTCCAGTGCCAGCTCGTCAAGGATGCGCAACACGTTGTTTTACCCTTTGCTTTTTTTTTGCACAGCCCGACCCACCGGGGAGCGAATTACCCGCACCGGGGGGTGGCCGGGAAGGACCCAAGGGCTTCGAGGCAAAGTCATGCCGTGCCTGCTGGCGTGGCGAGTGCAAGTCGGGCCGCAAAGCTGGACGGCAGATTGCGCACACGGTCTGCCGTGGCATTGCAGCGCCCCGCCGTGAAGGGACCGCCAAGCGCTGTGGTCATCTCGGCGATGATGGACGCATGGGCACCGGCAAGCACAGCGTCGGCGGGCAGGCCAGATGCAATGAGGCTTCTGACAAGGTAGGCAATCGTGTCGGCTGCATAGTCAGCCGCCGCTTTCTTGTGATCAATGCAATCTTGGGCGTTCATCTGGTTTCCTTTCGGTGTTGATCAGCGCGCGGCATGGCGGGCCAAGAGCCGCAGCTCGCTTTCGATTTCGGATTTCTCGACGTGGTATCGCTCGGGGTCACGGTGCGACGGTGCCAGCCGCCGCACCCGATGGGCCAAGTCGGAAAGTCGATCCGACAACCGGGATGGATTGGGGTCGGGATAAATGGGATATCCCCCCTTTAGGGGGGTATCCCGTTCATCCCGCCCACCCATCCCGCCGGATCGAAATTGCGGGATAGACCGGGATATCCCGCCCTTATCCCGGCTATCCCGCTCGGTCATACCAGCCACCAAACGTCGCCAAAACAGCGCACCAAGTCCTTTTTCAGCAACGCATCTTTCGCCTGTGAAAAGGTCTTTCGCTCCGATTCCGACTGCACGTTTTCGTAAACCCCGTGCAAGTGGCAAGCGGCTTTCCATTGGTCGCCTGTGACGCCTCGGCGGTCTGGGTAGTCCGGCCCTTGGCGGGTCACGCCATCACGCTCCAGCGCTGTGTGCAGTGCCTGCAAGGCCAGTGCGGCCCTCCCAGTCACTTTAGCCCGCACCGGCTTCTCGCCGTATGCCGCCCGCTCCACAACGCACGTCGTTATCGCATCGCCATCAGAGTCCCGACCAAGCTCCACTTCGCGCAGATGATACAGGAAAGATTTTCCAACCATCATGTCGCGTTGCTTCGTGGCCTTTGCTTCGATCACATCGCCGTCTTCCTCCTTTGAAACCTCAATCTCGGTGTCGATAGCTGCGCGAAGGCTCGAGTGCCCCCGCGCGCCCTGGGCAACACTTTTTCCGGTGTGATGTATCAGCAGGACGCAAGCGCCTGTGCGCTCTTTCAACAACTCGGCAGAGGCGACCAAGCGCCCCATATCCTGCGAGCTGTTCTCGTCGCCTGGTGCCATCGCACGGGCCAAAGTGTCGATCACAATCAGGCCGAAAGAGCCTGTCTGTTCCGCAAGTTCTTGAACAGCCTCGGCAAGCCAAGTCGCATGTTGTTCGGGCCGCATGAAGGAAATAGGGGCGGACAAAACCCAAAAATTCGGCGATTTGAGCGCGGAAACCCGCCGATCAAAGCCAGCTCCACCCTCGAGCGTCACATAAAGGACCTGGGCACCCCGGACCTTGCACCCGCCCCACGGATCACTGCGCGAAATGGCGTTGGCAAGGTCAAGGGCAAGGAAAGTCTTGCCCACGTTGGCGGGGCCATAAAGCACCGCCAAGGATCGAGGGGCCAGCCACCCCTTGACCAGGTAGGCCACATCGGTTGCAGCTTCGATATCGCCCGCAAAGACCATCATCCGGCGAAGGTCTTGGGATTTCCGGCCGATCTTTTTTTGAACCGGGCCGAACCGGGTTATGTTGCCACCAACGGGAATAAGGTCTTTGAAAGGATCTTCGCTCATGATTGCCGCCTGACAAAGCGTCCAGCCGGATCAACTCGACCTAAAAAGGCAATGCGGTCGCAATCCTTGAGGCTTTGGAACAGGGAAACAAGCAACCGCTTGCGGGTAGTCAAGTGAAGCGCAAGGCCGCCCAGATTGGCAAGGGTTGCGTCCAAGACCGCCGCAAGCTGCGCGGGCGGTGCGACACTTGCCCACCACTTCGCGTCATCCTCTATGGAAAGGAAATAGTCCCCTGGCGTTCGCGTCGGTGCCAGTTCCAGCAGCGCGGCAGTCATGATCTGCACCGCGTCATCAGGATGACAATCGGCTATTGCCTCGGCAAGCGCTGTTGCGCATTGCGCCCGCATCCTGTAGTCTTCCGCTGCAAGTGTTTTCTTATCTGCATCAGCCCCGGTTGCGCCCGCCAGCGCGCCGGGGTTTTCGTTTTCGCGGTGCGGGTCGGTCGAAACGGGTTTGACAATATCGCCGTAACCCATTGATCTTTCAACGCCAGTTTGACACAACTTATTATCGCAAGTTGTTGATTTTGCATTGAAAGCTGTGGATTGAAAATCCGCGTGTCGGCGGTTCAATTCCGTCTCTGGGCACCAATATAAAGAAAATATCCTCGCAATCGTAATCGGTTATGGGAATTTAAATTTTTTTGATCCCCCTATTTGTCCCCCTTCTGTTGCTTGATACCCCCGCCCTGCTGACCTTTCCGGAATGCAGGAAAAGTGCGGCAAGGCCTCAACGGCTCCGGCGTGGTTTTGGCAGGCCTCACTGGTTTGCAGCCCTTTCCTCATCAAGTCGGAACAGCCGTGCAAAGAGGTCGTCGTCGGTCCGTTAACATCGCTTCGGCCTGCGCCAGAACACCTCGAACTGCGGCGTCCTCTAGGTCCGGTGGGTATCCGAACTTCCGCAAGATGCGCTTTACCAATACGCGAAGCCGTGCCCGTGCGCTTTCGAGATGCGACCAATCGACTGAGACATTGGCCTTCAGGCTTTTCAGCAGCTCATGGCAATGATCTTGAGGTTTTCGTCCCCCAGAACTTCCACGGCACTCTGGTTGTCTACAAGCGCGTCGTAGAAGGCAATCTCCTCTGGCGTCAGCTCCTTCTCTTCGCCCCATTTCCTTGCCTCGCGCACTTCCTTCGCCAGCGCGATCAGCTCTTGCAGCACCTCGACCGTGCTGATGGCGTTGGTGTGATAACGCGAAATCGCTTCTTCCAGCCGTTCGGAGAACTTCCGCGTTTCGATCACGTTCGACCGGCTGCGGGATCTGATTTCATCGTTCAGAAGCTTTTTCAGGGCTTCCAAGGCGAGATTTTTCTTCTCCATCTGCCCAATTTCGGTAAGGAACTCATCCGACAGGATCGAAATATCCGGTGACGATAACCCTGCCGCCGAAAGGATATCGACGATTTCTGTCGAAGCGACGGCACCATTTACAATCTGACGAATGGCCAGATCGCGGTCGGCGGCAGAGCGTCCAGAGGTATCAGCGGCTTTGACCATTGCCGCTCGAACGGTCTGGAAGAATCCGACTTCGTCGCGAACTTCGCGGGCGGTATCGCTGGCCGAACTGAGGGCAAAGGCCTTCGACAGCGCCAGCACAGCGTCCTGATATCGACGATGTGCGGCCTTCTTGGTTTCCTTGTCGGTTTCCCGCTGTGCCGCCTCATCCTGTCGCGCCAAAATCCAGTCCAATGCTTCCGCCAAAGCCACAAGGCGCTGGTGAGGAGTTCCGGCCAAGCCGCGCGAATAATTTAAGCCGTGGAACATGGCGCGCACCACATCCAACCGTTCCAGAAGTGCCGCGACGGCCTCTGCCTCGTCGATCCCAGCTTGTTCCTGGTCCGACTTTGAATACCTGCCAAGCGCGGATTTCAGGTTCTGCGCGATGCCGATGTAATCGACGATCAGGTCTGCAGGTTTGTCGCTGAACACCCTGTTCACCCGCGCGATGGCCTGCATCAGCCCGTGCCCGCGCATCGGCTTGTCAATATACATTGTGTGCATTGACGGCGCATCAAAGCCGGTTAGCCACATGTCCCGCACGATCACCAGCTTGAGGGGGTCTTTCGGATCCTTCGCGCGCTTGGCCAGCAGATCGCGCCTCGCTTTGCCGCCGATGTGGGGCTGCCAGGCTTCGGGATCCGAGGCCGACCCCGTCATCACGATCTTAATAAGCCCATCCGCGTCGTCATCCGAATGCCATTCCGGGCGAAGGTGCGCATTCCGGGGTGATCCGGTCAGGGATTCCGATTTGATCCGGTCACTCATTCCAATCTGATCCGGTCACCGATTCCGGGGTATCCGGTCACCCTTTT